ATTTTACCCATAGCATTTTGAACAACGATCCCTGCTTGCGAGAAAGGAGCAAATCGTTTTTTTACATTATCTGTAAATAATTCTAAATTACTAGTATCTACGGAACCAAGTTTTTTGAACGCATCTACTATTGAGGTTATTCCCGAATTAATAGTATTAGCTATCATACTAACGACAGATGCTATTTTCTTAAATAACCCATCAAAAGACACCGTCTTTTTTAAAAACTCATCTAATGAAACTAATAATTCGCCAATCGATCCTGTAAAATGAAGAACTCCTGTTCCAACAGGAAGAAGTGCCCCAAGTAAGGACATAATTCCACCAGTTATACCAGTAAAAATACGGACACCAATATCGGCAATTGCAAATAGACCTTTAAATGTGTTTTTAAGATCTTTTGCCGTATCGTCCCCTATTTTGAACTTGGCCGCAAGATCTCTAACGGTCTCTGTAAACTTGTATAATTGATCACCAGTCACAGGAGAGAAGATCTCTGAGAACCCCTCTTTTATAGGAGTAAGAACACTTAGAAGACCCTTAAACGCTGAGGCCATAGCCGAAATAAGATTCTCTCGGCCGGAAATCATGTTCATCTTTTTAGCATAATCCTCAAACGAATATGACCCTTTTATTACCTCGATATCGAGGGCTCTTACAGATGCTATCTGATCTTTAGTATACCCCATGGCTGTAAGTTGAGAATCCGAATAACCTTTTGTCTTTTTAATAACTTTATCTAATGATTTAGTCATTATATCGGCGGTCATCCATCCTTCTTTTAGAGTTCCCTCAAATGATCCAGCTTTTTTAATCATGTCATCTATGGCTATACCTTGATCTTTTGCTACTGATTTAAGTGCCTCTTTATATGCTTCTTCATCAACAAGTCCTTCGTTTAGAAATTGATTCCATCCAGTCGAAAGCCCACCGGAAAGCATATCATTTCTAGCCTTTGCTGAATCTCCGATAAGTGCACCAATTGTATTTGAAATATCTGTAAGTAATTCTTTCGCTTCTCCAAAGTCACCAATTAATAATTGCCAACTCTGTGTCCAGCCAGATTGAGCAGCTTCTTTTAAAGTGTCCAGCAACTGAGTGAAAGTCTTAACTTTTGTTGCTGCGTCATTAGCCATGTCGCCAAGTTTAAGAATTTCAACAATTTGTGCGTCTGTATAACCAATTGCTTTTAACTGAACAGCGTTAAGATCGCCTGTAAATTTAGATAACGTCTCTGTTAATATATCAGAAGTAAGCCATCCATTTTGTAGTGTCTCTCTAAATGAACCTTCTTTTTTAATCATGCCGTCTATGGCTACACCATGAACTCTGGCAGTTTCTTTTAAAGCATCTTGAAATACTTGTCCGCCCATACCAGCGTTTACAACACTATTCCAGTCCATCAATTTAACTGTACCTGATGCTAATGCTTGAGAAAGTTGATACATTGCAGTGCTTGCTTGTTGAGCATTTGAACCCGAGACTGCAGCTAAGTTTGCTATACCTTTAATTGCAGCGACTGATTTATCTAGATCCACGCCAGCGGCAGTAAAGGTTCCTATGTTTCTTGTCATTTCTGTAAAATTATATATGGTCTTATCCGCATATAAATTTAACTCTGCTAACGCAGCATTAACTTGAGTAAGGGTTGTCCCCTTCATAGAGGTGTTAGCCATAATTGTCTGAACAGCATTTATCTGGGTCTCATATTCTCGAAATCCGGCCATTATAGGATCAAGAGTCAGGGCCGATGCAATACTTTTACCAGCAGCCAATGCACTATTTGTAATATTTGATAAAACTGTAATCCCCATGATGCCAAGAGTTGTAAAATTACTAGCTATTTTATCTATTCCTGCAGATATACCAGCAAGAGAAAATGATCTACCCGCTCTATCCAACTCCATTAAACTTTTGGATGAGGATTCTAAATTAAGGCCCTTTTTAAGAGCATCAAGTGATTGAACTGATGTCTTAATGTTTTGCTCAAATCGTTGATTATTAAACTGCATATCAACAACACGTTGGTCAATAGTAGAACTCATAATTTAGTTATCTCCTTCCATGCTTCTTCCGCTATTTTATCAAATATTGGTTTTATAGCCGGATTTATAAAATCTCGACCCGAAACATACCCTCCATTTTTTGTGGCATGTCCGTATTGAATAAGTACAACTATTGGTACACCATCAACGACATTAGAATTGCACCAACTTATTGTATAGTTTGTTTTGTTTTGTTTTATAGTGTAACTCCAAGATTGAGAAGTTAATCCTGAGTCTATAGGAGTCGCTGAAGAAAGAGCGTTGACTCCTTCTTGGCCATATCTTTCTAATATATATCGGTAATTAATATTTTTTGCTTTATTAAGGAAGTTTGTCGTTTTATCCAAATTTCCTTTATGCGATATTATTATCATGTGCCTCTCCTATCACCCATTAGTATTAAGAGCTTGTCGTCTAGCAGCATTTATTGATGCATTACGACTTTGAATCTCCTTACGACTCATTTTCTTTTGAGGTTTATTTTTAATGTTACATACATTTATTAATGTTAATAAACGATTTAAATGCCATTTTTGACACTCAAATGGAATATTCATAGTAACCATCCAATAATATATAATTTCAGAAGTAATTATTTCTCTGTTTATGACTTGTTTATCCTCTGAAATTTTAGTGGCAGTCATTGGAAGGTTAATATATACTCCAACCTCATCAATATTGGTGTCCGTTAATAATGTATAGGTATTAGATGATACATTTTGAGTTAGAGTCATACATCTAATATAGTCTAATGTTTCTTCTGTGGTTTTATTATTCTTAGATAGAAACAATTTACACCATTTTGACTCCCATTTTGAAAGGGAGACCAGTGAGTGCTCTAGTTGCAATACTTGTTCTTTTGAGGTAGAGAATCCACTACCTTCGTCGTATTGCTCGATAGCAGGTATCGTGATCTGTAGCATGTCTGGCCTCCCGTATCAACATTAATTAGATGGTGCCGTAATCTTATCTTGCGGCATTTGTGGAATTATTCCTTTTATAAATCCGGATGCAGCCTCATCACTGGAAACCAGTTCCATGTACAGATTGCTGTATGCTTCTGTCTGTATAAAGGCATCAAGGACCGTCTGGTTTTTGATAAATTGTTTTCCGTCGATAGATTTTACGCCGTATGCTTTATTAATTACTACTTTAAACATCTCGGCCATCTGTTTTCTGTTTTTTTCAACTATCATTATCTCTAAAAGATTCATGAGGCCGCCAGTTGTCTCGAGTTCCCATTGTGTGAGCTCTGCTTTATTAAGATTAAAATAGAATGGCTCACTATGTGTCACCCCATTGTAATCGGTGTAGTCAATTGTTTTTTTTAACATGGTGATTTCTCCTTTTCAAAGTAAAAGAAGTCTAGGGGCTCTCAATAATAAGGGCCCCCGCTTCTTTATGTTATTAATTATGCGGCGCCAATAAGGGTCGCTATTTCTGCAGGTAGTGGAAGACGAGCTGGAGTAGCTTCTACACCATAGAGAATATCCTCTAAGGCGGTCATCTTAAGTGCCGGAACAGTTGTTGAATCGATTGTTACTGATGCAGTTGGTTTAAAACCAGGAACCGCAACAGGAATAGTGGTCAGTGACCACGAGAAGGTTATTGCTTCTGGCGCATCATTTATGGAAGAGAATGACTTCTCTGAGGGAGAAGCTAGTGCTCCATAAATAAGATGCAGTTTGTAACCAAAGTCCGCACCCTCAACATCGTTGCCAACAGAGGTTCTATAGCAAAGACCAAAGGGTTTTCTTGCCTGCTGTCCGAGCATTACGCCGGCTACGAGTTCTGCTGAACCATCACACACCGCAAATTCGGGCGGGTAGGTGTATGCCTCAACCGTTGCACCAAACTCTTCAGCAGATACAAGGTTAAGATATTTGATGTCATCGGCATAAAGAGGGGTGGCCTCTGCTCCCGATGGGCTTTCTGTTATGGCTGTAAGACCATTCCAAGCAACGCCGGCTGGGTATAGACCTAGATCGCTTTGTGGATAAAGAACGCCATTGCGTACGCCGGTTTCAAACATGCGTTTACCGACTTCGTCCCAAGTAATTTTACTCATGATTGTTCCTCCTTAAAAATAAATAATATAGACTTCGTGATTCAGATTGTTTGCTGTAAAATGTCTATCAAATTTACACATTGGTAATTTTGATACTTTTTCGGGTATTATACTATCTGGATCAGCATCTATAACCGTTAAACTATACCCCTTTATGCTTCGATATAACATATCATCGGCAAATGCCGTATTTGAATATGCTGTTTCATAAACGATACACGGATATTTTAAGATTATAGATGCTGGGGGCTGATAGTATACATTGGTCGACCCCAATAGTAGTTTTAAAATAGAATGTAATTTAAGACGTTGCCCCATTATATACGCCTCCAATTGTTAAGAGGAGCCTGGGTCGTATGACTTCAACATTTGTAACTTTCCATGCCGCACCCATCCATTTTATGTACCGAATAGCAAAAAAGTTCTCATACGCAAAAGGGTCGGCGATAATACTAATTGAATTGTTTACAACTATATCATCATTAAGTTTTCCGCCAGACTCTAATCGCCTAGAGTTTTTGATAACATCTCCCGTATAATTATGTTCGGTTATGATGTCGGCCCATACTCCTTCTGCTGTTTCGGTTGGCTTAGCATACCCCACCGGTCCATAAAACTTATCCATTTGGAAGCTCCTCTCTAATCATATTTGCTTAGGAATTAGCCGCCTTCCGGAGGCACAATTGCAGGAAGTCTCTCGAGGATCAAAGCGGCCTTAGGTTTAGTAAGGGCACCAGAGCAACGAG